CCTTACTAATCCAGGTGCTGGATATACAGTGCCACCATCTGTTGTTTTAATTGGTGGTGGTGGAGCTGGTGCTGCCACCACAGTCGGTATTGCCACCACAGGTGGTGTTGGTATCGTAACAATTACTAGTGGTGGTGCTGGATATTCAACAACTCCAAACGTTACATTTAGTGTTCCTGGTGGTGCTGTCGCAACTGCCGTAACAGGTGCTGGTGGAACCATTACAGTGACACTCACTGATCCTGGTATTTTCTATTCTTCTGCTCCAACGATTACCATTGGTCTTGGAACTGGAACGGCAAATCCATCAACAGTTGCTATTGGAACAGCAGTAATCGGAACAGCAGGAACAATAACCTCACTGACTGTAAGTCCCGGTGCTGGATACACAGTCTCACCAGAGGTTACAATATCCAATCTTGCCAGTGAAAAAGACTCTACTAAGGCTCTGGCAGCAACAGGAACAGTTGTTCTAAGTTCTGGCGCGGTAAGTGCAGTTCGCATCACAAACGCAGGTCTTGGATATTCTTCATCTCCAACAGTTACGATTGGCAATCCATCTCTTACCGGAACTGGTGACTTTATCTACAATGAAATTGTTACGGGTGGAACGTCTGGGACTCAGGCAAGAGTCAAGAAATGGATATCTTCTACCGGAGAACTCAGAGTTTCTATCGCCAATGGAACCTTCACATCTGGTGAGACAATCACTGGTCAAGACTCTGGCGCTGTCTATACATTATCTACTGTTGATACTGATGATCTTATCGATCCATATGCAGATAATGACAATATTCAAAGCGAAGCAGACGGTATTTTAGACTTCACTCAGAGGAATCCTTTCGGAGAAGTCTAAATAACTACACTAGACTTGGGCGAAAATGTTTGAATACTTTTACAATGAGGTATTGAGGAGGACTGTCATTGCGTTTGGCACCCTGTTCAATAACATTACTATCAAACATTTAGATGGAAGCGATAACACTGTCAGTGTTATGAAAGTTCCTCTGGCATATGGTCCTACCCAAAAGTTTCTTGCCAGAATCGAGCAGACTCCAAACCTAAACAAACCAACATCCATCACTCTTCCAAGGATGTCGTTTGAGTTTAGTGGTCTGACTTATGACCCATCTAGAAAAGTATCTCAGACTCAAACCTTCTTATCGAAGAAAGTAAATTCTGAATCGACGATTAAGAAAGCATATATGCCAGTGCCATATAACATGGCATTTGAATTGAGCATCATGACGAAGTTAAATGATGATGCTCTTCAAATTATTGAACAAATTTTACCATACTTCCAACCATCTTATAACGTGACAGTTCAGATGGTGGGAGAGATTAACGAGAAAAGAGATATTCCAATCATTCTTGATTCAGTAAACTTCACTGATGACTATGAGGGTGACTTTTCCACCAGAAGAGCACTGATCTATACGTTAAGATTTACCGCAAAAACTTATCTGTTCGGTCCTACCCCAGATCAAACCACTGGTGTTATCAAGAAGGCTACTCTCAATTACATGACCAACATGGATACGAAGAATCCCAGAAGGGAACTTCGTTATTCAGTTACCCCAAGAGCAACCAAAAACTACGTTGGAGATGCATCTGGATATCTCAACGAAGATATCGAGGCAGCAGAAACTGTTCTCACTCTTGTCGATGCATCTGCATTTAGTGAGGATACTTACATCACAATCAACAATGAGGAGATGTATATTGAGTCCATCGCTGGCAACAATCTCAAAGTTAGAAGAGGTCAAGATGGAACCACAGCAGTGGATCACGTTCAGGGATCTGGTGTCAACATCTTGAATGCTGCCGATGATGCTCTAATTGAGCTTGGTGACGACTTCGGTTTCAACGAGACTACATCATTCTTCCAAGATTTTAGTACGGACATGTCATGAAGTTTGACGACTTAAACGAAACCTTTGATGTTGCTGGCGATATCGTCGAAGCAACAAAAGATGTAAAAGTAACCAAACCTCTTCCTGAAAGGGATAAGACTGAGGTCAGGAAGGACTATGAATATACAAGAGGTAATCTTTATAGTATAATTGAGAAGGGTCAAGAAGCAATCAATGGCATCCTTGATTTAGCACAAGAGAGTGAAATGCCTCGTGCATATGAAGTTGCTGGTCAGTTAATCAAAAGTGTTTCTGACGCCACTGACAAGTTAATGGACTTGCAAAAGAAACTGAAAGATGTTGAGGAAGAATCCCAAAAGGGACCAACCAATGTCACAAATGCTCTCTTTGTGGGGTCAACTGCTGACCTTACTAAGATGCTCAAAGATGCACAAAAGACTCAAAATAAATAACTAAAAAAGTTGTGACTAAAATGCCCGAAGAGCATAATAACGAATTACCATCAATTGAGGATATCGTAGGGCAGGGTGAACTTCCTTCTGTTGAAGAATTTATTGAGCCAGAAGAAGTAGAAGAAGAAACTCAGATAATTGATGATGCTGAGGGCAATGCAAAGATAGAGGTAACTGACGTTATTCAAGCACCTGAGTGGGGTGAAGTTCTTCGTTTAATTAATGACGTTCGAGCAAGTATTCCAGAGATTCCAGAAATACCTGAGATTAAAACATATGATGAAGAACTTAGAGCAATTTGTGAAATCATCGATGATGTAAGGGAATCAATTCCTGTCGTTCCAGAAGTAAGATATTACGAAGAAGAACTTGAAACTATTAGAGAATCGGTTCAGTCAGTCAAGGATTCAATCCCAACTCTTCCAACTTGGATTGAAAAAGTAACTGATGTTCCAGACTTTACTTGGGTTGGTCAAACTTTCAATACTGTTGACGAGAGATTTAACTTAGTCAAAGACTGTGTAGAATCACTTTCAGTTCAGATTGAGACTGAATTAAATAGACTGCAAGATGAAAAAGATACTCTTGCTTTTGAATCAAAGACAGATTTTAAAAACGTACATGATAGAGTAGGTTCTCTCAAAGATCAAATCTATGGTCAACTGAAAGAACAGTCTGATATTATTTGGAAATTACAAAAGAAACTCAAAGAGAATCAAAAAGAGTTTGAAATTGTAATTGCAGATCAAGTAGATAATAAACTAGATCATTTACAAGAAGTGACTGCTGAGACAGCAAAACGACTTCAAACTTCTTTGAATGAAAAGTTTGAGTCTGTTGGAAATAAACTTGATGAAGAAGTAGATTCATTAAAAACAAAACTCAGTAGTCTTCCCAAACCAAAATACTATGAGGAAGAACTCAATAAAATTAGAAAGGAACTCAAAAATTTTGAGAGTCTGAGAGAAATTGTTGAGCAGATTCAAGTAAGACAAGAGAAGGTAGAAGATCTACAAGAGAACTATCTTCTTAATGAACCACCTGAGGAAGCAGAGGATATTGGTTCTGGTCAAGATCCACTCACTCCGATGGATCAAAAGTTTGCCACCCTAAAAGATCTGGCAGAACATTATAGAATTTTCATCAATCGTATCCAAACCCAACTCTCAACGATGGGTGGCGGCGGTGCCGGATTCATCAAAGATCTTGATGATGTTGATATTACAGGTCTGGCTAACGGTTATATTCTTCAATATAATGCCACTGATTCTAAATGGGAAACAGTTGCAAACTCTGGGACTGGTGTCGGCGGAACTTGGTTCTCCAATGATGTAGGCGTATCAACAACCAGAATTGTTGGTATTGGCACAACTCAGGCAAAAGCAGGAACATCATTATATGTTGTTGGTGATATCGAAGCAACTGGTAATGTTAATGTTGCGGGAACAATCACATATGATGATGTCAAGCATGTAGATTCTCTTGGCATCAGTACGTTCAGAAGTGGTTTAATTGTCAATACAGGCACCGCTACAACTGCTCTCATTGTCAACGGTGATGCAAGAGTAACTGGTGTTCTCACTATTGGTACAGCATCGGTCACAATTGATGGTGAAAGTGAAAAGATTAGTGTTGGTATTGTTACGATCACCAATACGCAAGTCGTGCTTGGCGATAATGTAACCATCAACTCTACTGCCTCTGGTATTAACTCAGCACCAAACGTATTGTACGTTGCAAAAGATGGTGATGATGCTAATAATGGAACATCGATTGATAATGCTAAACTTACTATCAAAGCAGCTGCTGGTATTGCTACCACAGGGACAGTCATCAAAGTTCTTGCTGGTAATTATACTGAGGATAATCCCATTCAGGTTCCAGCGTTTTGTGCCATCACTGGCGATGATCAGAGAACTGTTACCGTGGTTCCAAATAATGCAACCAGTGATATCTTCCATGTTAGAAAGGCATCGAAGATCGCAAACATGACCTTCACTGGTCACAGAGCACCTGCCGCGGCCATCGCATTCCCAACTGCTGACGCTGCCGTTAATCAAGGTGGTGGTAAGTGGAAAGGTCCATATGTTCAGAATTGCACTAGCGATACCACCACAGGAACTGGTGCCAGAATTGATGGTAACCAGGCACCTCTGTTGAAGTCCATGAACTTCGACTCATACACTCAATATAATCAAGGTGGTGTGGGTATTGCTGTAACGAATGAAGGATATGCACAGTTAGTTTCTATCTTCACTATCTGCTGTCAAGAGGCAATCTCTTGTGATGCTGGTGGTCAGGCAGACGTTGCAAATAGCAATTGTAGTTTTGGTACGTTTGGTCTTGTATCCAGAGGTGTTGGTGCGAGACAGTTTACTAGCGCAGTATCTTCTGGAACAACAACTGCTGATCAAAAAGAGATTGTAGTATCGGGTCTTGGAACTGGTAGACCTTACGATGGTCAAGGAGTTTACTTTGATCAACTGTATCAAACTGTCACATCCATCACCTTGACGGGTGGTGGTAATGGATATACCTCTACTCCTAACGTAATTATTACTGCTCCTACTGGTCCTAGTGGAACTGCTGCAACTGCCTTTGCAACTCTTGATGGTGATAAGGTAGAGTCTATTACTCTTATCTCAGGTGGTAATCAGTTTGCATCAACTCCAACTGTTACCATCGATGCTCCTGATTCTGGAACCAGAGCAACAGCAACTGCTGTGATGGAACCAATTTATTATACTGTTGCATCCTCCACTGAAACTATTAGTGGTATCTCAACTATCACATTGGAGGAGAATCTAAATAATGATATAGGTGCGGGCACGACTACCTACTTCCATCAACTGAGTAGAGTTGTCGCAAGTTCACACACTTTTGAATATATTGGTTCTGGAAACACAATTCAGTCTGCCACTCCAAAACGTGGTGGTGTGACTATTCAGGCGAATGAAGTCTTCACTGACAATGGTGGTAGAGTTGTTTACACAAGCACCGATCAGGCAGGCAACTTCCGAATCGGAGACAACCTACAAATTAATCAAAGCACTGGTACGATCAGTGGAAGAGCTTTCTCCAAGAGTTTGTTCTCAGAAATGACTCCGTTTATCTTAGCACTTAGTTAGAATGGCACTAGCACTTAATAGGTTTCAAACAGAAACTAAACAACTTACCACGGCAGATCAAACCATCTATACCGCCCCAAATGGGTATACTGGTATTGTTCTGTATGCTCACGTGACCAACTATGGTTCTAGTGCGACCACTGTAACCATGTCACATAAAAGAAGTAGTGTCACCACAGAGATTGCGAAGGACTCGCAAGTTCCTGTAAATGACGCTTACGTTCCCATGGATGGAAAACTAGTATTGGAGACTGGGGATTCTCTTGTCGCTAGTGCCGGTGCTAATTCAACTCTCAAAGTATTAGTTTCGGTTTTGGAGACAGCAAATGCCTAAACTTATTAGCGAAAAGAATGGTGGTGGAGAGATTGGAATTTCCAGTGATGGAACGGACGTTGGTAAGGCAAAGAGATTAGACTTTCAAGCAAATAGAATCGAGATCAATTCTGGTATAGCAACTATCACCTCTGATCCATTAACACTTATTGACTTATAAATAAAAAGAGACCTTTCTCCTTTTCATGAAGAACGGCAAGTGCCCCGCTGGTGAATATTACTGTTACACTGATAAAAAGTGTAAACCCATTCCCAAAGGTTTCAAGGTTGTTGGAGCTGCTGGAATGTTACGCAAAGAAAACGGTCACAGTGTGGATGATGATGCAGAGAATAAGAATGGGAATGGAAATGGGAATGGGGGCTCTAATGGTGGAGTTAGCGAGGGCACCCTTCACAAGTGGTTTAAAGGATCCAAGTCAAAAGATGGTAAAGGTGGTTGGGTCAACGTTGTCACAGGTGGGACTTGCGCCAGTGATGAACCAGGCGAAGGAACTCCCAAGTGTGTCTCCTCAGCAAAACGAGCAAGTATGAGTAAGTCGGAAAGACTCTCTGCTGCACGTCGTAAAAAGAAAGCAGATCCAGGTCAACAGTCTAAGTCTGGTGCTGCCAAACCAACTTACGTTAAAACCGATAGCCCTAGGAAAAAGAAAATGAAAGAAGAAGTCATCTTAGAGAAGGAC